TGCCGTGAGCGATGATGCCGGCCTGGGCGCCGAGGAACAGCGCGCGAGCCGCGGGGAGGTTTGTTCCGGAGCCGTAGTCGCTGAAGCGGACCACGTTCCGGTGCACATGGATCACCACGTTGTTGTAGACGCCGAGCGCGCCGGTAAAGATGGGGTTCTTCTGCCCCTGCGCCGACGCGGCGGCTTTCTGGATGTCGAGCCACTGCCCTGCGGCCGTGTTGGTCCGGAGGTCGGTGGCCTGGTACGGGTGGATCAGGAGGACGAAATGCTTCTCGCCGTTGACCATGATCGGCTGGATCATCGGGTCGACGGTCTGGGCCCGCTCCGTCAGCACGTCGATCTCACTCAGCGTGAGGATATCGGCCGTGGTGATGGTGGCCTTCGTCAGCTCGTTCGCGTACCGGATGTGTGCCGCGTCCGGCGCGGAAAGCGCATTGCCGGCGAACGCCGTGAAGCCGACCGGCAGGGTGTACGTGGTATCCACACCCCGTGCGCCGGACAGGTAGACGAACATGAGCTCGTCGTATCGTTCCGCCCACCAGGTCGAGAGAGCGCCACGGCCGCGTGCCCGCATGTTGTACGGCACGCGCTGTTCGGACGCCTTGCCCTTCGACCGGACCGCATGACGCAGCTGGTCGATAAGGACGGCATCGTCGTAGTACGTCAGGGACTCTTCGTTGCCTTCGAGCGTGGCATCTCCCGTGATGCCCGCACCCCGGAGCTTCATCTCCAAGCCGACCGTCACTTTGTCGCCCGCGTTCTTCTCCAGCTCCGTTTTGCGTACGATGACGTTCTCGGGCCCGGTGCCCGTAAACTTGTTCCAGTACATCTTCTTTTCCGCCTCGACGGCCAGCGATGTCGACCACCGCTTGACTGCGAGAGCATGGTTTACTCCAAACTCCGTCTGGGCCATGGTTCGTTACCTCTCGTTTTTTTATTCCCCGTTCAGCCAGGCTTCTCGCTGTTCGGGGGTGAGTTTTTCGTATTCCGCTTCGGTGTTCACCTTCAGTTTCCCATCCGGGACGGTTCCAGGGATGGTGTTGAGCGACTTCGCCGGCTCCGTGATCTTGAATTTCTCCATCAGTTCCTTCGTGATCCGCGTGGTCTCCTCCGCAACGATCTTCGGCCTCAGTTCCGCCTCGATCGCAGTGCGGAGCTTCGTCGCGTCTGGTGCATCCACCAGCTTCGAAAGGATCTTGAAGAGTTTCGGAGCGTCCTTGCCGGAAGCGCCGATGATATTCAGCACGGAGTCCTCGGAAATGCCGTTGTTCAACAGCAGTTCCTCCATGAGCGGAGCTTTGTCGAGGAAATCAGGCACTTCAAGGTCGATACTGTGCTTGATGTCCCGACGGTCGAGCTCCGCCCGCAGTTCGGCGATCTGCTGTGTGAGGCTCGCCACGGCGCCGTCCGCGTCTCCCTCGAGCATCAGCTCCTCGGGGGACTTGACGACTTCCGCTTTCGTCCGCTCCAACGCTTCGAGGCGTTCCCTCAACTGACGGTTGCGGGCTCTTTCCTCATGCAGCGCGGCCAGCGGTACGGTCCGATCGTCTTTCTTCTCCGGAGTAACTACCGGGGGGGGCGTTACTTTCCCCGGATCGGCTTCGCCCTCTTTCACCGGAGTAACGACGGGTGTGACCACCACAGGTGGCACCACGGAAGGAACAACGGGCGTCACGGCCGGATCCGGAGTTACCACCGGAGGAGTGACGTCTTCGCCTGTCAGTTCCGCCTCTGTGAAAATCTGCTCGACCACTTCTCCAGCCATGAATCCCTCCCTTTTTACGCCTTGGTAGGCGATCCCGGGGTGACGCCCCCGGTCGGCGGTTTTGGAGCTTTCACGAATTCAGCGGCCTTTTCTGCCGTGGTGTCCTTAATCACCGTAATGCCACCCCACGTCTCCCCGGCCATGATCTTCTTCAGGACTTCATCCGCGGTAATGCCTGGCTGCGGTGGCCCCATCGGCTTCGGTTCTTCCTTCGCCGGCGCGGCGGCTGGTGTAACGTTCCCGGCTGCCTCGTTGAAGAGCTTCTGTTGCGTAAGGCGGTCCTGCTTCTCCTCCGCAGCCTTCAGCTTTTCGAGGATCTTCTCTTTGTTCGGCAGATCGGACGCCTCGAAGGACGCCTGGAGCACCGGCAGCGCGATATCCGGCGTCATGCGGGTGGCAAATTCCATCATTGTACGGCTGACCCAATTCCTGGTCGTCTCGGTCTCGGCGTGCTCAGAGACCACGATGTCATAGCGTCCTTGCGTGACGACGTTTACTCCATCCTTGTTGAACGTGACCCACTTGTCGGAGCCGGTGGTATCCTCCGTGATCCGGATTACCTTCTCGTACGTCCATAGCCGGCGCATCTCCGCCAGCATAAGCTCTCCCATCCGGTGCTTCATCAGCCGGAGGTTATCGAAGGGCTCTGTGTTGATCGTCGCTCCCTGTCGCTGCCGTGCCTCAATCGCCACCCCGGAGCGAGCGTTCGTCTGCTGACCCATCTGCTCTTCGACGGCGCCAGATATCTCCTGAAGCTCCCGCTTCGCCTCCTGCATGATCTTGAAGTGCTCCGCGGCGATGACCGAATCTTGAGAAAACTGGAATTTCTTATACTGCAAGGCGCCGGCGTTCAGTTGGATCCACGCATCCGGGCGGCTGATCTGTTCCTTCGCATCTTGTGGATTCGTTATGGATCCAGTCTCCCAAAAGACGCGGCGGGTGGAAAGGATGTGCGAAAACTGGCTCCGGTTCTTGTTGATCTCCCGCTGCGGGTCCTTCATGTTTTCGACCATGCCGTAAGGTTTCCCGTCGTCGTCCATGTAGCAAATGAACGGGATAAGCGGGTAATAGTTGTGGCCCGACTGGATCTTGCTTTCCGGCTCAAGGATTGTGTCGCACGTGAAGATCACGCTGTAAATTCGGTCGACCAGTCGTTGAATTACCTTGTAGACGTTTGGATCGGACACCAGTGACGTGTTGAGTGCCAGCGATTCCTTCGTCGTTTCCTTAACGGAACCGTCACGATATCTCAGGAAAACCGACGGCTCGCATTTCTTGAAGTACATCTGTATAACCAGCACGCGGGCGCGCGCGGAGTCGACCCAGCCGACGTTGCTCTTGTACTGATCTCCTTTGACGTTGATATGGGGAGTCTTCTGGCGCTGTTCGTCGTACTGCGTCTGCAGCTCGTTGGCTTTTTCAGGCCAGGTGGCTTTCGCCACATCGAGGTCGAGCCAGCGGTCGATGTACATATAACGGGAGTCGTCAAGTAGCATGTGTCGGGCGTGCGGATCCCATCCGACATTTCGCCAGTCGGCGTACCGTATCTGAACTTCCTCCGCCGTGGGATCCTGATTCTCTCCGATCTCGATCCAACCGATCCCGCCGCCGAGACCGTCAAAAAACACGTCGGAGACGAGATGGTCAGCCTGGTTCTGGTCTTGGATGTACTTGAAGCCGGCCGTTATCGCGTCCGCCGTCGGGCCGTCAGTTGCGCCTCGAGGCTTCGCGTCGATATCCGTACGGGACCGGATCTCGATCCCCTTCTGCAAGTCGATCGTTGGTTTGATCCGGTTGATGGAAAGGACGGGGCGCTTCTCTTTTTCGAGGGTGTCGATGTCGTCCTGCCGCCACTGCCTCTTGCCGCCGTGGTAGAAACCGAAGCTCTCCTTCGCCGTCTCCCGCCAATCGCCGAGGCATTCACATGATTCCTGGTACCACTTCTTGTATTTCGCGGTCGAGGCACCGGCTGGCTTCGCGGCCCCGTTGTTGACGTCCTGCGTGGAAGGCAGCTCTTCGCCGGCGTAAGCGGCTACACGCTCATCCATGAATTCTTTTGCTCCTTCCGGATTCCGTAGCGCTCCTTCTTCCGCATCTGCTCATCCTCGACACTCCCGAAGATATAGTCCTTGAGCACGTCCGAGTACAGGTAGGCGAGGATGTTGGAGATATCGTCGTGCCAGAAAGGGAACTTCTCGAATTCGGTCTTCAGCCGTTCGATGTACTCCAGCGGGATATCCGTGCAGTAGTGGATCTTCCCGTTATTGAGCGGCCATTCCAGCGCGGCGCCTATGAATTTCTTCTTGTTCCGTCCCGCCGGTCTCAGTAGGATCCCGTTCCCGCCCTTCTCGAATGTTACCCAGCGGCCGGAGGCGCGTAGCGCGGCTTGGACGTGGACATGCGTGGTGGAGATACCGACCTTCTCGATTCCCAGGCGCATGACAATACCGGATTGCAGGTACATCCGGACGATCTGCTCGATCGCTTCCGATTCGCCGGCCGGCGATACCCACAACTTCTCGATGAACACCCGACTCTGGCCGATATCGTCGGAAAACGGCTCCACATTGAACAATCCTACCGTCCACGGGTCTCCGCCGGTCTTCCTCAGCGCGCTTTCCTGATCGCCCGCTTGGTCGACCAGCATGAAGCGGTACAAACCCTTCGGCATGAACTTCCGCTCGATCGGCATCAGGAAGGCTGAATTCAGTTTCCGGTCCGCTTCCGGCGTGGGGTTACAAAGCTGCTGGGCGTTGAAATCCCGGTCCCCCATCAGGTCGTTCAGGCGTTTTTGTGAGATAGAGACCGTTTTCCCCTGCGCCGTCCCGTCGTCGGTAGCCGGCTTGATCCGGGCGAGATACTTTGGCCGACCCTCCCCGTCCTGCTTCCCGCGGACGTATACCAGCGGGTCGTTGTGGTGATAGAAAGTACCGATCACCCGATGATGCCCGCCGTCTTTCCCAAGGTTCTGGCTCGAGTCGTATTTGTCCTTGACCTTCTCCATCATTTCAGGGGAATCGGCCAAGTCCTTTGTGGTGATGTCGTCGTAGATTCGGCGCTCATAGTGCCGGCCGGTCGGCATTCCTTCGATCAGCCCCCACGCGGCGACCGTAGCGTCCGGTCGCGTGGTAGCGCGCTTCAGGATGATCCCTTCGTCCAGGGACCAGCGCGGAGCCTCCTTCTCACAGTCCTTCCAAATAACGTCCGGGAATAGCGCCTGGAGAAACTTGTCGGTCTCGAATATGGTCTTGATGCTGGACAGGAAGGCTTTCGCCAGCTCGCGCTTTGCGGAGAAGATGCCGGTAGAGTGGTCCGGATTGCGTAGGGTGTACTGGATCGTCTCCGCGACTGTGATGATGGTACTCTTGAAATGCTCTCTCGCCCAAACGTCCAGCGTGAAGTCCTGCGGGCCGTCCTCGATCTCACGACACGCCATCACGGTAAAGGGACTATTCGTGCGGTCTTTCCCAATGGGATCCGACCACGGCTTCAAGATGAAATAGACGATAAACCACAGATCGTTCAGCACCAGGTAGCGGTACGCCGCATATTCGTCGAGATTGCCGTCCGCGATGTCCTGGGAGATTTTCAGGTAATTGTGCTTGTATTGCAGCTCAAACGGCTCATCAAACCCGATCTTCGGGTGC